GGCCACCACATGACGGCTTTTTCAAAGTTGGCACCGCCACCCTTTAAGAACTCGGACACGTCCTCAGCCGCGACGAACTCACCGTCTGACATATCCTTGAGGCGCGCGATGTCTGGCATTGCCGCGCCGTTCGCAACCCCTTTGACCTGCAACTGATTGGTAAGGGCCGTGATGCGCTTGGTGACACGCTCAAGCTCTTGCATGAGCGGCTTGCAGATTTCATAGGGGCAAATCGGGACCAGTGAGCCGACTTCTGATTGCTGGATCACTTCGCCGGGAAAGAAGTCCCGCAACTTTAGAGGATCAGGTTCAACCAACAGCGGCTGCGTCTTGTCTTGGTCCGAGATGAAGAAGCAAGACCGTGAAGCCTTGTCCCAAATCTCATAAACCTTGATCGTGTTGTAAACGCCGCGTGCTGGCTTGCCGTCCTTTGTTTCGGTGATGTCAGTCCGCTTGGTGCCAAACGAAAACTTCTTCATCCGCTCTTCAAGGGCAGCCTTGGGGTCTGCCACTGGCACCACTGGCGCATTCGGATCATGCGTTGCCGTTGCAATCGAGCGCTCAACAAGGCGCTGGACCTCTTCGCGCTTTAGATCGTGCTCGTATGCCTCAAACGGCATTGCCGACCACGTATTGGCGGGGCCGCGAATGTATCGGTTGTAAGGGACGTTCTCAGGGTAGCACTCTTCATGGACCAATGGCGCGAAATGCTCACCCGTTGTCGGGTCCGTCTGCATGTTCTGCTGATCGTGAAACGGCTGATAGCGAACGCGAACAGCGCCGCGACCTGGGGTCTTGTGGCTACGGACGGCCTCAAGCATGATGTCGTCAAACGCGATCATGTCGAGTGTCGCGGTCAACGCACGCTCAAGCACTTGAGCTGCGATGCGCGATGGTTGACGGTCGTTAACGGGTGCAGCGCCTGGAACTGGCTGTTGCGCCGGTTGCGCGCCATTTAGCGCGTTCATCCGGTCAAGTTCAGCCTCGTCTTGGAAACGGCGGCGAATGTCAACCTTGGGCGTAGCCGAATACAGCGCCGGAACAATCGTCTCGATATTCGAGAAGAAAATGTTGAACGCGGTTTTTTCTTTGCCGTTGTAAATCTTGACGGCCTTCTCAGCCGACGTGCGCCAATCCTTTTCCTCTTCGCGCGCAAGCTCAATCTTCGACAGCCACAGCTCAACCTGTGTCTTGCCGGTGCCGAGTGCTTGCTCGTCGCTATCGATAGAGGCGTAGTCGTGGCTCAAGCGCTCAGAGTTCCTTTAAGCGGCGTTGCATTTTGATGATTTGGTCGATGTCCATAGACGGAATGAGTGCGCCGCCGTGGCCGATCTCGAAGCCGTAGTCTCGGGCGGGTTTATTCACGACCTTGGGCACTTCGATCTTGATAGGGCAGTTGACCGCGAACTCACCAAAGCTGTCGGACGCGTGCGAGGCTTCATCGTGGATCGGCGTCGTGTAGGTTCCGAGCGCATCGTTGAACTTGCGGCGGAACCGGCGAAGGCGCTTTAAACCTGCCTGAACGCGCGGCGTATTGTGGAACCTCGTGATTGGCAGCATCGAACGCACTGCCGGAATGCGGTTGTCGTTGCGGTCTGGCACGCCCTTAGCCAAGGGCTTCAAGCCGAGCGCATCCAAGATTTGGTGCCTATGTCGCCCGCCCGCGCCTTGCTCACGAACGCGAACGTCGTGTGGAAGGAAGTGCTTTTCATAGCGGAACGGTTCTGTTCGCCCTAGGCGCTCCATAGCCATTGGCTGTGACCAGCCGTCAAACTTATGCTCTAGCGGCGGCGGGATAAACTGCTCAGGCAGTGCATACCCAACCACATCATCAAAGCCGTCGCCGTTGGTTTCGTAGTAGTCGATGACGTTTACGTAGGTGCCGTCGTGCTGGAAGAACCAAACCGTCGTGTAGTCCGATATTCCTAAGTCCCAACTCGTAAAGACCTTGCGGCGCGGATCGTGCGGGAAGTGACCTATTCGGCCTTCCTTCTCCGCTTGGGCTAACAATCGAGCGTAGTAAGCGCCCTCAGAAACGATCTCATAGCCGCCGTTCCATACGTGTTCGGCCATCTCGGGATCAGCGGAAAAGTCGCGATCCATTTCGTCTTTGAGAACGCCAGGGAACCAAGGGTTATCGCGCCAATTGATTTCGACGCAAACCGCATCCTTGGGCTTGTTCGCGCCTCGGAAGAACTCGTCTACCGGGTCCGTATCCCAACGAGGGTTCCAACTGCACCAAATCTCGGATTCAGGCTTTCTGATCGTTGGGCGAAGTAACCGCCAACTGCGGGCCGATATGCTTTGCGCTTCCTCAACCCACGCAACGTCGAACCCTTCAAGCGACTTGATGTTGTCCGCGTTATAATCCTGCATCCCTCGAAAGACCATCAGACCGCCGCGTGGGCCTCTGACTTCATCGCGAAGAACCTCAAACTTGGATTGAAGCCCTAGCTTGGCGATCTTACTTTCAACGAGCTGCTTAACCGAATCCTTAATGGAGTTCTGGACTTCGCGGATGCAAACAACGCGCTTGCCTTCGAAGGTCTTGAGAACGGCCTGCTCACCAAAGAAGTGAGACTTAGCCCCGCCTCGTCCACCATGTGCGCCCTTATAGCGAGCCGGGTACAAAAGCGGCTCTAACTTTTCGGGGACATCAACCCTGAGAACGGACAACGCGGTATTCTATGACGTTGTGCGTCTCGACTGGATTGTCGGGATCGCCTGCGACTGTCAACGGAAGCACGCGGCCAATCAATGAGCAAAACGCCCTCATGTCTTCTTTGGCTACTTGGCGTAGGTACTTTACGCCGCCTTCGTTTGCGAGAGCCTGAAGGATCATATCCTTGAGTTCGCCGGTCGTTTTGTTGGGCGTGCCCTTCTGACGGCCACCACGGCGTTCGCCCTTCTTAGCGCCGCCTCGTGTGCGTTTTTGGCTGTTTTCCTCTACTTTAACCATTGGTGCGGCTTGGGCAGTCATGCGCTCACCAGCTTGCCAAGAACTGGGGAAGAGACAGTGCCAATAGTCCATTGCGGGACTATTTCTTTCAGCGTGTCGAACAGGGACTTGCTTGATCCCCACGCCTTAGTCTTGGTGTCCTCAGACAGAACGCATGTCTTTACGTTACCCATAGCCATTAGCTGTTCAGCTACCTGCTTGACGGTAAGCGCCTGAAACGTGAAGCCTTTCGCATTTGTTGCTTTACCGCCTTCATAAGACCAGATCGCTCCAGTCACGGCGTCGGCGCATCCCAAATCCATGGCAACGTGAATATCCGTCACTGGCGTTTGTCCTTCCAGAGCATCCGGCTTGCCGGTGAGGTCCGATTGATGGAATATTATTCCAGAGTGTGGGGTGCCAAGCCGTTATTTTTGGCACTTGGTGGAATGGTTTTCTACCGTTCGTGCGGTAGCGGCTTGTAATACGACGCCGAGCTGATGTCTTTTGCTGCGATCTTGCCGTCTGCCGTGGTGATGAACCTATTAGAAGTTTTTTCGATGAACTTCGTGATGATGACCTTACCAGACGTGAGCACCACTCTGATTTTGGAGCCTCCATGGAATGATGTGTGTGGCGCACTCTTCATGGGAGCACTGCATATATAAATGCTGAAACGCCAATGGAAAAGAACGTGGCCATGGCAAGCACTAGCACCCCATAACTTGTCATAAAACCTGCGAACCACGCCATGCCTAATGCAACTGGATCAAACATTTTTACTTCCCTAACTTCGCGATCTTAGCCCAATCTGTCGGGATGCGATCTGCTTTGACACGAAGCAGCGTTTCGGCTGCGAAGTTGATCAAGTCGCTACTGGCATCTGGTGGCAAGACGGCGTGAACCTTGACGCCTGTTGGCTTGGTGACGATGAGAACTGTGCCATTGGCTGTCTTAGTCAGTTGCGGCGGAACCAGCGCGACGTGCGGTGCGGCTTGGTGCTTTGCCACTGGCACCACTGGCGGCTTTTTCGATGACTTGCGCTCTACAGCTTCAACGATGTCTGCAACCATTTCCTCAGCAAGAGTTGAGGTCTTGCGATAGATTGCTGTGCCGGTTTCAGTCACGCCGATCTGGACGTATGTGGGCTGGCCTTTCACGCGGGATCACTTTCCACACTCAACATCAACCGCGCTAATCGTTTTTTACTAAGTTTGCAAACCATGAACTCGTCAGAGTTTGACCACCATTCTATCACTGGTGGTGCCACATTGAATTTCTTGTCGCGCCTAGCCATCTGTACAAGGCAGTGCACTCTATACTGTGAAATCCCAATTGACCGCGAAATATCAGCCTGCGACGCGCCATCATCTACGGCACGAAGAATAGAACAACGGCGCTCCCATGCTTTTTGCTTGCTCGCAATGTGATGCGGAATGACATCATCCCAGGTCAAGGTCCGCTTTCTCCAGCGTCGTATTCGGTCGTCCATTTGTAGAGTTTCTGAGCGTACTCTACCAGATTTTCGGCTGAAATAGTCTGGCCTTTGTTCATTTCAACAGCGAGTTTGAGCACTTCGAGGCTGGTGTTGTTGAGGCCGTGCCAGTTGTCGCGTTCAACCTTTTTGATTGCAGCCGGGGCAGGAATAAACGAGCCACCGGCTGGGTTAGGCGCTGGCATGCTCATGCGGCTTTAAACCCTCTCAGGCTTTCGATGGCGTTGCGAAGCTTTGGATCGTCTAGAGCAGCAACGGCCCGAGCGGCAAATCCGTTATCGGTTTTGACGACTTCGCGCGTGTGGATGTGCTGTGGCGCTGGCAGCTTTGGAAGGCTTGGGCTTGCTGGGGTGTAGTCGTAAGCGCTTGAGCGCTCTTTGATGCGGTTACGGCCAGCAACAAAGAACCCAACAGGTGCCATGATCATGAAGGCGAGCGAGCCAGCGCCAGCGATGAAAATGTTGACGAAGCTGAATGTCACTTTGTCAGGATCAATCGACTTCTCAGGCGTTGCGCCGCTCATGGCGAGGAACAGTTGAGCGGCGACGTTGGTTTGGTTGACGACTGCCGATGACTTGTATTCGACGGCGGCAGAAGCGTTGCGGCTGTTGGCGAGCGCTTCCAGCGTGGCGTTGTACTGTTTTTGGTTTTCGGCAATCTTCACAGCCGTTGCGCGAAGCGATTGAAGGTGTGCGAGTTCGTTGGTGCGTGCCTCACACTTGGCTTTGCAGCCGTTGCGCTTGGACTCATTGGCAACCTCAAGCTGTTTAGCGGCGATTGGACCATCAAGCGTCTCAGGCGAAGCTGGCGCGACAGTCATGGACCAACCATCGGGGCCAACCTTTGCACCAATCAACTTGTCCATGTCAGCGTCGAGGCGCTTCGTGTTGGCCTCCAAGAGCTTGATCTTGTCCTTGAGTTCAACAACGGTGCTGCGACCGTCGTCGTACTTGGCGTTCTGCACCGATGCTTGCTGGACGTCACCGACGCGAATGCTGGAACCATAGCCAAGGTGCGAGTAGAGCGCGACAAGTCCAAGCGGAATGCAGAGGCCAGCCAAAACGATGCCACTGGCAAAGCGACGGTTTTCAACTTCGCTGTACACTGCATCGGGCAGGAGCGCGAAGAATACGGCAACCAGCGCGAAGCCGACGCCGTAAAGCCAGGTCAGAGTGACGCCGTACTTGTAGCTGATGGCAGCGTCAACGATGAGAGCGAACGCACCAAGGGCAAGCCAAAACTTGCCGGTGGTCGTGTAGCCGTCCATGAATTTTGAAAGGAAAGATCGCATGGTGTCCTCCGATGGTCAGGATCAGGGACGCGGAACTGGTTAGATGACGAGTAGAGCGATGGCGACAAGGGCCAATTCGGTGACACTCGTTGCCATGCGGATCGCGATAAATGGCTTAAGCAGAGCGCACGCGGCGAAGAAAATACCGACGATACCAGCAATAGGACGAATGTAGCCGCGCGCCTTGTTGAGTTCGGTCATGCGTTCCTGCTGTTTTGTTCAGCGATGCGCCCTAAATCGGCCATGTGTTGGGGCTAATGATTTGGGCAGTGAGTTTAAAACCGCTGGTTGGTTGCAGTGTGTGTTGGCCGCGAACAGTCAGGTGTTCGGGCGCGTGTGCGAAAAACCAGCGGAGTTCGTGTGTATGTTCGCGTATGTAAAACGGCCCTGCTCTGTCGCAGTTTCGCGTGCTAGAGCGGGGCCGTAATTCTTAGCCTACATTAGCAAAATCGCCGTGCAATTTCGTAGCTGCTTGCACATACGCATCGTGCGCATCGGCCTTAGACTTAAACGTTCCAAGCCAAACACATTTTCCGCCAGATGTAATAGTGGCAAACCAAACTGATGGCTTAGACTTCTTTTGCCAAACACCTTTAAGCCCGGAAGTGTTCGACCTGTTCTTGCCCCTGTTCCGCATATTTTGCGAAAACGAAGCTGGCCTAAGATTATTCAGAGCGTTGTTTTGCTTGTTGCCATCGATATGATCGATGCTCTGCTCGGGCCAGACGCCGCTGTGCAGAAGCCACGCGATTACGTGAGCGCAGTATAAGACGCCTCTAAACCTGACTACGAAATATCCACCGGTCTCCACTGTTTGGACGACGTGTCCAACGCGTATCGTCCCGCGCTGTTTTATCCAAGTCAGATTACCAGATATAGGATCATAGCTAAGATATGAGCCAATGTCATCGGCGCTTGGCCTCAAGTTATCCACCTATGTATTTGAGGCACACGCCTCCATCGTGCTGAAAACATCGGATCACAGGCTACTTTTGCCTCACCGTCAGCCGGGTTCGTCGGGTCTACTGGACCGCACAACGATACACCTTTCAAGCACTCTGCCTGATTTGCGGGGCAATTTCAACCCGTTGCAGATACCGATCCTGAATTTCCACAACGCGCATTGAGGCGAGCACCTCGATCAGCATCTTTGCGCCGGTCTTGGTCTTGGAAATCATCGTCGATTGCTGGCCTGCGAATGCGTGTTCCGAGGCAATCCGAGCAACGTCACCGATCTTGAGCGGCGCAATCTCCAAATTTGACCGCACGCGGCGTCCTGAGATTTCGTTGAGGTATTCCATGCACTGGGGCGGGAGCGGGCTGGGAGGGCCGTATTTGCCATCATAGCGTAGCACGTTGGAGACGAGGCGTCGAGGTGCGCGGCTCATCTGGTAGAGCAGTTGCCCAATGTCGTCCTGATGTTCGGCCTGGACGATGGTGTAACCCCTAAAAAGCGGCATTTTGCGGAATTTTGGCTCAGGGACGGCATTCAGCTTGCGGCTGAATTGCGCGCGCAATTCCTTTTCCTCGAAAGGGACAACAGCCGAATAGCCACGCTCACGGATGGCGCTTTCAGCTTTGAATTCAAGCTGGGGTGTCGCGACAAGCACGAACCAGGGGGCGGTATTCATCGGCGTGTCCTTTCTTGGTGGGGTGGGCACGCTTTACGGGACTGCGTTAGTCATCAGTTTGTGTTTAGTCGCTTCAAGCAGAAATAGCGCCTCTCTGGTTTCGCAGTTACTATCCATGAACATGTCACCATCTGGCTTCCATCCAATCACAATAAGGGTGGTCAGCTTTTTTGATGATGAATTAGCAAGAACCGAACTAGCGGTTTCAGCGCTGGCGAGTTTTTCTACGTTGGTCATTGCTTTGCCCTTGCTGCTTCGAGTTCGGCTTTCATTTTCGCCATTTTCGCCCGCTCGTTGGCCTTGTGGCGATTCGATCCGTGCGGCATTTCACTTTGAAGGCACGGCTCATCGGCAACGTAATCCCAAACGTGAACCACGGTTTTCCCATCAGCGCCGGTCGCCTTGATCGATCCGAACTGTTTGCAAATTCTGCGTAGTCCGCTCATTTTGAGCCTCTTGCTGCTTCGATCAGAACTTTCACCGTATCGGCCCGGATCGTGATGAACTGCGTATGCCCCGCTGCAATGATGTTATCTATGCGGGCTTGGGCGTCGGCTATCGCGGCGGATGTTTTGGTGGGCATCATGCGGCCTCCTTCACGCCAGCAAATCGGCCATGTGACCGGCACCAGCAGCCGGTTCCCAGCACGAACAGCCGCTAACGTCTCCAATGACGTGCTTTAGCAGCGCCCGAGTCGCCCATGGTGGGGTTGGAAAGAAGTCGAGGCTATCGACGGCTTCTCTCCTATCAGCCATCACGGCAAGCCCGCCGCTTGGTTTTAAAACGCTCATCAATCCATCCCCCAAAGAGCAGCAAGGCAGGCGAGAATTGCTGCAAAGCTGAGTATATGAAGGTTCATTAGTTCGGTCTCCGGTAAAGTTTTCTAAACTCAGCAAGCCCTTCAAGCTGCGTGACGAAGTCAGCGACTTTTCCATTGTTGACGCTGGCGACAAGCATACAAAGCGCGTCGTTCACCAGCACCATATCGACCTTGCCATCCGGCCTTATGTGCGGTTCGATCTCCTTCGTCAGAAATTCATGCATCCGCTCATAAATCCCATGCGAGGCGATCCCACGTTTGGTGCGAAATTCAATTTCGGCCTCAGTTAAAACTCTGTGCGTCATGTTCTAGGCTTCCCATACTTAGACTTTGACGCCCGCTTCTTTTTTGCGAGCTTTTGCGTAAAACTCAGGCCGTATCCCTTGATCTTTTCGAGAACAACGCGACCGTCCTTAGTGTCCTTGGCTCTGAATCCGCCCTTGATCTGGATACCGCTGTGCTTCACGCTGCGATCTCTACTCGTTTTGAATTGGCCGCGAATACGGCATAAGCAAAGCCAAGGGGCGTCGCGCTCCTTAGGTCAGCACGATCATCAGATGGCGGTAGCTTGTGCATCATCGAACCTAGCGTTGGGACGCCAGGCTTGCGGTCAGGCATTACAAAGCCGTTGCCGGTCCAAAGGCATGTTTTCTTGGTGTACCCGTCGGCTGTTGGGTCTGGCGCATAGCCGGAATAATGAACTGGATGAAACGTGTGGTCAGGATTGCGCCAGTAGGTCGCCAGCGTGCCAACAGGGTTTTCAATCATGTAAGGCGCTTTTGACTTTTCGCAGGCGTCTCGCACGGCTTCCACGATCTGCAACGCCTCGATAACTTTTCCAAGCCCTTTGCCCTTGAACCAGCGAGCGCCTGACGATGCCAGGTGAGTGCATGGCGGGAAGCCAAACACCACTACCGGATTAACTAGGTTCCATTCTTTCAAATCCAGCTTCGTCACGTCAGCGACGAAGTGCGTCCTGTTCCTGTGTGGGTTTTCCTGCGGCTGCAAATCGACCGTTACGGCATAGTATCCAGCCTCAATCCACGGGCGGACCATGGTGCCGGTGCGGTCGCAAAGCGAAAGTACGTAGCTCACTCTCCCCCTCCCGTCATCTGCGCTTCTAGGTTCTTGGCTATGGCTTTCATGATTTCGCGCTCATAATGGGCCCCGTCGCCACGAAAGCCCTTAGGCGGGCGGATCATCGTTTTTTCAAATTTGGCGATCAGGCTGCGCATGAATTGCGCCTGCGTTCCAATGGATATTAGGCTAGCCATGAACCGATCCCATCCCAATTCTTGTCCATGACGATACCCAGCCGATTAACATTGCCTTCGTCGTCGTGGCCACACGCTTGGTAAACTCTGTCGAGTCCCTGCAACCCATGAGGCGCGTAAATCACTTCGCCTATCGTGCGGACCTTTTGACGGGCGGCATCACTTGAGCTTTTGCCACCTAATTCGCCAACATCTACAGCATTCAAACAGTATGCCAGAGCTTGTACATCTTCCTTAGAAATCATTGCGCTGACTCCACATGTTTCTGATCTTGCTGCTTTTTCCATTCTCCTTTTGCTTGGCCTGCGGTGTCGTATTTATCGGCCAAATGCAGATCTTTAATCAGGCTGTCAGGAACTAGGCATTTTGGATGCCCTGGCCACGGACCAAGGTGCTCAATCGGCCACTTTCCGTTGGCGAATTTATCAATCCCAGCCCTCCACCGATCAATGGTCATGCTGGCGACCTTGGCCTTGTCCTTCCACCAATAATCGTTGGATTTGGCGCTCGCTTCCGTCGCAACTCCAACGTTTTCCCAGCGGCGTTGGCTCAGGAACGTTGCAGCGTGGCATGCAGGGCGATCCGGCTTGGCTCGCAAGATTGCGCAATAGGCTGGCACAGCACCAGCCGCCGCCGTCCGCTCGCAATCGGTCATCTTCGCCCAAAACTTCCAGGCAACCGATTTAGAACTCGCTGCCGGTGACGGGTACGACTTCCAAAAGTTCTCAAATGCTTCCGAATAGTCCAGCTTTGAGCGAACATTTCTCGTGGCAGCCAATTCCCCCACTTGGGGGTTAGGGGGTTCTTTCTTTTCTGTATCTGTATCTGTATTCTGGGGGCGTTTCAGTAACGTTACACGCAACGTTACACGCCCAGGCCACGCTAAATATTCCTCTCTGGTCATGTGCCGCTTGTCGGAATTACAGACCCGGCAAGCGACCTGCAAATTGTCCGCTAAATTAGTACCGCCACGGCGCGTTGGGATAATGTGATCAAGCGTTAAATCATCGGTTGAATCGCAATAAACACAGGCGTTATCGCATGTTTCAAAGACTTCCCGACGAACGTCTTTATGAATGTGGTCAATAGCGGTGAGGCCCATCTCCTTACGCTTGCTGCGGTGCTTGGCAACACGGGCTGCACCGCTCGTGTCGGTGATGTACTGCCGGGCGTTCCAAGCAGTAGGTTTATTGTCCTCATCAATGAGATTTTTAGCGAACAATACAGCCTTAGTTTTTGCCCACTCGTCATCAGTAATTCGGAGTTGAAACGCAACGGTAACGTCCTGTAACGTTACATCACCGTTACTGCAACGCATGCACAACAGCATGATGTAACGACGCTGAAACGTTTCAGGTAACATCTGAACTTTTGGATCAGTCAGAAATTCGGAGTACATCCGAAACCACGCATTCGATTTCATTGGTGCCTCCTAACTGACGGGTGTGGTGCTTTTGTAAGGTCTGAGAAACGGGTCAGATTAGCGTCAAATGCCATTTGGACAGGACCACATGCACCATGACGTTGCTTGGCAATGATGATTTCAGCCTTGCCAGCCGCTTCACCCTTCTTGGTGTGCCATGCATTCCACTCTGTAGACCCAGCATCGCTAGGTTCTAAGCGATCCAGATAGTATTCATCGCGGTACACAAAGAGCGCGATATCTGCGTCTTGCTCGATTGATCCGCTGTCTCTCAGGTCTGCCAACTGTGGGCGCTTATCTGTGCGCTCCTCGCATTTGCGGGATAGCTGGGAGAGCGCGATAATTGGGATTTCCAGATCTTTCGCCAGCGCCTTGAGGCCTGTAGTGATTTCAGTCACGTCAGATACGCGGTTGCTTGAGTTACCGGCCATCAATTGCAGGTAGTCGATAAACAGCACTTCTATCCCGCGCTGGCGCTTAATGCGCCGTGCCCTAGCTGTCATTCTGCCGATGTTAAGACCACCAGCGTCATCGACCCACAGCGGGGCTTGGCGGATTTCGTTTTGAGCGGCCTTAAGTTTGCGGAAGTCGTCGTCTGTGAGGTCCTTGCCTTCACGCATGGCGCTTGTTGAAATTCCAGACCGTTCGGCAACCAAGCGAAAGCCGAGCTCCGTCGATGACATTTCAAGGCTATCGAACTGAACCTTGATGCCTGATCGCGCCATCTGCCACGCCATGTTGAGGCATAGCGCCGTCTTGCCCATAGACGGTCGGCCTGCTAGGATAATCAGGTTGCCGGGGGCAAGGGGGCCTAGCTTGCGATCAAGATCTAGAAAGCCCGTTTTAATGCCCTTGGGGCCTTTGTTCATGTATGCGTCGTTCACTTCAATCAGCACATCAGACACAATGTCTGCGATGTGCTTCGATCCGCGCCCGTAGGTGTCGCTTTCGGCCAAGCCGTAGAGCGCCGTTTCGACTTGGGAGATAATCTCAGGAACCTTGGTGTCTTTCGGGTCTTGTGCCGTTGCGGCCAGCTCTTGCCCCAATACGATCAACTCGCGCCGCGTGTAGAGGGTGCGGAGTTCTTCGGCGTAGTCGGCAACATAGGCCAAGCTCACGGCGTGCGACGCCAGCAACCCGAGATATTGCGGGACCGTCATCGCATCGCTGATCGGCTCCTCATTTTCAAACGATGACATGAGCGTGACAGGGGTGACTACGCGACCGCCTTGGTACGCTTGCCGAGCGGCTTCAAAGATGCGCCCGTGCAATGGGTGGTAAAAATGGGCTGGATGCAACTCGCCTACTTTGTCGAGTGAGCCGTTCCAAACCATGATTGAGCCAAGCAAAGCCCGCTCGGCTTCGAGGCTGTTCGGGACAGGCCGCGTAATTGGTGACGATCCGTCCATCACTTCACCTCGTCAAACGACAAGGCGATGTCCATGAGGGTGTTTGCAGCGCGGCGGAGTTTGACCTGCGTTTCCTTAACGGTCAGGCCGTGCATGTCGACCGCACTTATCCCAAGTGCGATTGCTGAAATCCGCATTGACAAGCTTGCGGTTGGGGCAAACGTCTTGATTTGGTCGTGTTTTGACGGTATATTTTGCATCGTCAACGCTCCGAATTGAACGCCGCCGCGTTCGGTTCAAACAATTGAGAAACCCGCCGGTGCCCCCCGTGCGGGTTTTTCGCTTTTTAGCGGTAACGGCCAAGATGAACGGGCAACGCCGTATCTTCTGCGATCTTCGCCACGACTGTTTCAAACGCCGCCGCTTCGATCAGGTCAGAACGATCCATCTTCAATTGGAACTTCACAGCGCCGCTGCCGACTTTGTAACGGACCCAAACCGGAACCGCGTAAAGCTGGTCGCGGAAGTAAACGGGAATCCCGAGCGTAAGCTTTTCAGGAAGACTTCCGCTTGATCCGGTTTGTTCGGTACGGTCCTCGTAGCCAAGCTTCACGTCACCGTTGGGCTGATAGGTGACGCTATCGAACGAGACTTTGCGATTGGCCTTGAAGGTCCGCACCACGTCCAGCAATTGTGCTGCTGCTGGTTCGGAAATATCGGCGCGGTTCTCTTCGATAAACTCAGCAAATTCGGCTTGTTCCATCGGCTTTGCGCAGGCCGCGTGCCACAGCTCCCATTGGTCAGAGAAGCGCGGGTTGTAGACAGCCACATGCTTGACCGGAGAAGGCTTACCGGTGTCGTGGTAGTCGATAGCTGCGGTGACATGCGAAACGCCGCCACCTGCCAAAAAAGAGGGCTCTGCAAATAACCTGCTGCCGCCATCCTTGAACTTGTTGACGTACCCCGTGAGGCTCGCAACGTCGTGGACGATGACGACTTGCCCGATGCGCGAAAGATTGCGTTCAAGAGGCTCCACAGTTTCGGTTCGATAGCCCCCTGGAACAAGGAAGGTCTTGCGCCCGTCAGCTTGCTCAAATGGCTGCAATCCAGCGGCTGCAACACCCTTAGCAAAAATCGTATCAATCACGGTTTGGTCGATCATTTGAAAAATCCTTATTAGCCGACTGTCTTGATGGGTTCATTCGCAGCGCCTTTGACCTCTCGGAGAGGCAAACGCGGCTGATTGGGGTCGTCCCGCATCAGCGTTCCATCAGGCGCCACAAAAAATGTTGTGGATGGGCGGTCATGTTCTGGTTCCACGGCTTTGTAATCCGCGTGGACTTCAATTGATCCACGGCCAGTCGGGACAAGCTCTACCGTAAGCGTGAGCTTACCCTTTTTGCGGGTCTCGCGAACGGCGTGCGTGACGTTGCGAAGAGCCTCCGTCAAATCACGTAGGATTTGGCCTCCCTCGATTTCACCGAGCGTATCGGTGAAGGGTTTGCCGTTGATTTGTGTCATGTGCTAAAGTTTCCTTGTTCGATGCTTTCTAGTGTTTCGCCAGCCCCACCGTTCCTAGCGGTGGGGTTTTTCGTTTCAGTCCTTAGTGATCGTGAGATTTCGCCCGTCCAGTCCTGCGGGCGCTTTGCAGAGGGAATGACTGGACGGGCGATCCGCGTACTCCGGGAGAGGGGCTTGCGGAATCCGGTATTCATCGAATGGCAGATCGAACGCACAAATCGGCGTGAATGGCTGATTGACCCGTCCTGCTTTGGAGAGGCTGGCGAGCACGGTTTCGCGGTGCATGATTGGGTTATGCCTGGACATAGACCAGCTCCTTGCGTTTGGCTGCGCGCGGCTTGATTTCGGGTGCCTGATAGGCGCGGGCGCAATGGCTGGGGCAATAGGGCAGACCAGGAACTTGGGCCTCACCGCACGCCATCGCGCCGTCACGAGGATCGTTGCATATCCATTTGCAGGCACCGGCTTGAAGGTCGGAAAAGCGAACACGACCAGCGTCGGTCGCAACAGGTAAAGGAAGCGGATCAACGCAAATCGTTTTGGTCGCCGATTTGCTGATGTACTGGATGCTGGCAAATCCAGCCTTAGGGCGCTGGATGATCGTTGCTTTTTCGATGTTGGCGCGACGGCGCGAAAACTTCTGACGTTGCGTTGTGCTGCGCTGCTGTAACCCAAGCCGAGTGATTTTGCCGATGACAGCGCTGCGGGTGACGCCCCCCAATTGACGCGCAATGATTGCGCACGACTTGCCATCAGCCCACAGCTTCTTGAGGAGTTCAACCCGTTCATCATTCCAGCAATGCGAATTAGTGAGCATGGCCGAAGTGCCCCCGTTCGCAACGGGTAAGGAGATCATCGAGTTCTTCGTCGGTGACGGGCTCAAACTGAGTTCCGTCCCATTTTCGGTCCGTGCTGGCGTCGGCATCTGGTTGCATCCGATCTGATGGTGGCCACAAGAGTTTAGGCAGCATGGGTTGATCCCTGAGATTGAGGGTTGAACACACGCAACAAAAACGGGGACGCTGTTACTAAAGGTTCAGGCCGTATCCTTTAATAATGATGGGCGTTATTAAAGGTTGGCGTTAGTCGTCGCCAGGCTTAGTGACGATCTCAGTTGCAGTGTCATCGCCGTCGAAAAGAGCATCAGCGAGCCACTTGACGGCAAGAATAGTCACGCAAATGAGGATGACGCTGGACCAGTCGAGTAGGTGGATCATGCAGCGGCCCCCGCTAAAGGCCGCTGCTTAGGGCGGCCCGCCATCCCCAAGGCATGAAGATCCAGCGTAATTCCGCGCTTCTTGGCCTCAAGGTAAACCTGAAGGTGGTAACCGCGAGGAATACATTCATCCCTCAGCATGTTGCTAACCGCGCCGGGCACGATCTCTAAAAATTCAGCAAACCGGCACGTGCCGCCGAATGCCTTCACAAGTTCAGGGATTGTGGTAATGGTGTTCATGCACGATTATATTTATGGTGCATGAAAGAAGTCAAGTTGGCCTGGTCTATTTCTTCTCCGTCCGGCTGTGGATTATCTTCATCCCCATGGAAAACAGTGATGAATTCGACCGGACTAAAGCTGGCGTCGGTAGACGCCTCGCGCTCGTGCGAGCTGCCGTTGGGCTTGATCAGCGAGAATTTGCGGCGCGGGCGGGCATAGCGTCGTCTACGTATAACCAGTATGAGACCGGCAAAAACATGCCGGACTTGAAGTTTGCTCACGCTCTCTGTGATGCCCATCGTTTGTCCCTCGATTACATCTATCGAGGCGACCAATCCGCCTTACGTCGTGAAATACATGCCGCCATACATGCTGTGCGACAACTACGCAAAACCAACTAATCCCCCACTCTCTTATTAGTGCGTTCTAATTTAGTTCGCTGCCATGCGGTGCGTCAACGAAAAAATGTGTGCGTACCATGCGTTAGGTCAGCGTCCACATTTTTTCATGCTACGTGAAATTTTATCCATTGACACTTTCACCCAGCGTGAATAATCTCTCCCCATGCCCAACAGACAGGGCGCTAGGGGAGAGAGAAAACGTGGACATCAACACACTCACTATCGGTCAGGCTATCGGTCAGGCTAAAGAGGCAATCGAGACCGGCAAGCAGATCGAAGCTGCGCTAGGTGGCAAGACCGCAACGTCAAGCGCTCCATGCAGATCAGACAGCACTTCGGAAGGTCTCAACATCGTCATTCTTGATCGTGGCTTTGTTTACGTAGGCGATGTCGAGATTTCAGGTGATTGGGTCATCATCACCAACGCTAAAAACGTCCGCCGATGGGGCACCTCGCAAGGGCTTGGCGAACTTGCGGCCAAAGGCCCACAGCCTGAAACAAAACTCGACATGGGAGGCACCATTAAAGCCCCACGTCGCGCCCTGATTGGCCTTCTCAAATGCGAGGCGTCAAAATGGACAAAGTGATGTCGCTGGACGGCAACGGCAACGGCAACGGCTACGGCTACGGCTACGGCGACGGCGACGGCTACGGCGACGGCGACGGCAACGGCTACGGCAACGGCAACGGCAACGGCAACGGCAACAGCAACGGCAACGGCAACGGCGACGGCTACGGCTACGGCTACGGCTACGGCAACGGCGACGGCTACGGCGACGGCTACGGCGACGGCGACGGCAACGGCTACGGCAACGGCAACGGCGACGGCTACGGCTACGGCTACGGCTACGGCAACGGCGACGGCGACGGCTACGGCGTTTGAAACATCAGTCTGCATTAGACCACAGGGAGAGAGAAAATGACCAGCTACGACGGACACCGCATCAGCTTTGAAGAAGCGCCGCTCCTGATCAACGGCATTACAGCCGGATATCTGCACAGCGGGTACGTCGAACTCGACACGCTGGGGGACATTGAAATTGTCTCTCTCAACAACATGGAATTTGGCAAGAAGCGGGCCGAGTATCGCCGGGGTGACGGCGTCATTTGGTCGATGCTGAGCCACAGCCTTTCGCAGCACCTTAAGGACGATTTGGCTACGATCAGTGACGACGTCGAAGGCTGGTCCAATTTTAACGCCAACCGCGAATACGGCACCCACGACGCGAGGGCGCTATAATTCCAATTGCCGCCAGTGCGCGCTTGTCTCTCCAGGGGCGTCTCCAAAACGCACGGCGGCGATAAGGCTGGACGGTTTGAATCTAAGCAGGCCGTCCAGCACTAATTCACCATTGCCCATCCATTTCATTGGCGGGCGATAAACCGGGTGCGGTTTGAGGGGTACCAGATCGCACCCGACCATTTCAAAACGTAGGGGCTGACACATGGTCATTGATATCAATAGTCCAAAAGGCAACACGATGGTTGCGTGTGGAATTGCAACCCGTTTTTTAAAAAAGCTAGGTGAGAAAGACAAGGCTGACAAGCTGGTGAAGGACATCTTTGCAGCAAAAAGCCCTGACGATGCACGCGCGTTGATAACCGAAGCGACGAATGGATCAATTCAATTCGTTAGCGGCAACGGATGGGACGAATGAGCAACATCCACACCCTTCCCGGCAGAGCGCCGCCAGTCCGCGAAGTGCCAGCGTTCAAGCCGAAACTGCGAGGCGACGAAACCGAAGTTCTAGAGCTTGAAACGGTGCTGGACTCCGTTCTTTGGATCGAACGCGAAGTTGAAAAACTGCGCAAGACCGAACCAAGCATCAACGTCGTCATGTTCCTGCTTGGACTAGTGGACAAAATTCAAAAGAGCGAAGGCATTCAAGCCTAGCAATAAATCAATTAGTGGCGTTGCGTCATGCGTTTTCAATCTCAGGGGGCAACGTGCAACTTTCGAAAAACCAGACGAAGGCGCTTGATTTAGTCGGCCTAATGGCAGGGCTGGCCGTGATTTTAAGTTTTGCCGCAATGGGTGGCGTGATTTTGGCGATGGCGATGGCGGTGAAGTGATGGACGATTATGCATGGTGGCGCGCGGCGCTGGAAACGGGTTCTTTCACGGTCGAAGAGGGAAACCCTCAGATCGGGTTTTATAAGACCAAGCGCAACGGCCAATGGGTGCCCGTCGCGACCTGGCGCAATAAGGCGTCCGGCGAACTCGTTGCGGCGGTCGGCAACAAGAGCAACCAGATCGCGCCGAACGATATCTGGATTTCGTGCGCCAAGTTTCCGGTCAGCAACGAGGCCGCTAAGGAAGCGTTTGCCACCGGCTTGTTCCCTGGTGATGTTGCGCCGTTGGGCGGGAACGCCGCAGCGCTACCGATTGCCGAACAGATCGGCCTTGTGATCGAAGAAGCGCTGACATGGCTCAAGGGCCTTGGCGGCAAGATCAAAACCAAGGTCGAGAGCGACACGATTGCGAACTATCGCGACCAACTGAACGGCCTCAAGAAGAAAGCCGAGGCCGAACACAAAGTCGAAAAGCAACCGTTCTTGGACGGTGGCCGCGAGGTGGACGAGAAGTTCAAGCCGTCGATTGCCGAGGCTGAAACGACCGTCAAATCGTTGCTTGCTGCGCAGACCGTTTATCTCAATGCCGAGAACAAGCGCATTGAGGACGAGGCCCGCGCAAAGCATGCCGCCGAAGTTGCCCGTGTGGCTGCCGAGCGCGAACGGATCGCGAAAGAGCAAGCCGCGCTGATGAAGGCGGACCCCATTGCCGCGATGACTTCACCGCCACCGGCAGAGCCTGAACTGCCGATCTTCGAAGCGCCTAAGCCGGTCACGGCTGGCGGTCAGTTCGGCAAGAAAACGAGCCTGCGTACGGTGACGAAATACATCGTTCGCGATTATGCGGCGACGCTCGCGCACGTCAAAGACCATCCCGACGTTCGGGCGGCTGTCGAGAAGGTTGCGGCGGCGCAAGCCAAGGCGGGGGCAAATGTTCCGGGTGTAGAAACGGTCCATGAGAAGGTCGCGGTTTAAAATGAACGAGATCAGCCCAATTCGCGCCCCTCTCATGGCCAGCGCACACGGGATCATCCCGACCGACTTCGAAAGCGTGTGGCGCATGTCCACCGTGCTTTGCAAAACCGGCATGATACCGGCTTGCTTCAAGGACAAGCCGGAAGACACCGCCGCCGCGATCATGTGGGGGATGGAGATCGGGATCAGCCCGATTGTCTCCCTGCAAAGCATCGCCGTCATCAACGGACGGCCAAGTCTTTGGGGAGATATTCTTCCCGCAATGGTGACGAAGGCCGGTCACAAGCTGGACGAGACGATTGAAGGCGACGGCGCAACGCTCAAGGCTACGTGCGTTTTAACGCGCCGTGACGGGCATACGGTCACGCGGTCATTCTCTATGGCCGATGCCAAGCGCGCCGGTCTGGCGACCAAAACAGGCCCGTGGACGCAATATCCGCAACGTATGGTGCAGATGCGCGCCCGTTCGTGGGCGGTGCGGGATGGCGCGGCTGACGTGTTGCGCGGCCTGCAAGTGGCAGAAGAACAGCAAGACGCCATGCGGGATATCACGCCGCAGAAAGCTGAAACGCTGGACATTCCAGACGCGCCGGAGCCGCCGAAAGTCACCGCCGTCGAACAGGCTCAAGACGCGCCAGAGCCGATTGCCGACGAAGCCGGGTTCCTTTCCAAGCTCGAAGATGACCGTTCGTTCTGCGCATCGGTCGAGGATGTTGCCGAACTGAAAGAGCTGAACGCCGACATCATCGCTCGCCTGTCTACGGCTGGCCAGAGCAAGGCAGCTTCGATCCTTGAGGTTGAGTGATGAGCGACAACAAAACCAGAGACGACATCCTCGACATTATCGCTGATGCGATGGCGAACGCTCACGACATGGACACCAAGTGGACCGATTACGCGTGGGCTGCCTACGAAGCTCTGAACGCTGGCGGGTTTGCCATCGTCAAGACGGATCTGTTGGTGAAGGCCGCGAACGCGCTGGACGGGGTGAAGCCATGAGCCAGATCACTCGCATGAAAAACCACGCGAACGAAAACACAACCTTAAGCGCCGCCGCTGTTGGCTACGCCCGCAAGCTGGCGATGCAAGGCAAGCCCCCAAGCGTCATCGGGATCATGGTCCGCGCTGCCGGGTATCGTCTGACAGATGCAGATGCGATCTCAATTTGGCAGGACCATGAGGAAGCGTTTAGGGCTGCACTGGAGGCCGCTGAATGACCGTCACTTGCCCTTGCTGCGATACCAAGTTTGATCCGGTCAAAGGCGGTAAGCCTCGCAGCTATGACGCCCACAAGCGGTACTTTGCACTGGTCCGCGCTGCGTTCTTCCATTGGCCTGAAGGAAATCCGGTGCAGTTCTCGTCCGAAACTGAGTGCCGGAAGTGGCTTCAAATGCGCAGTGGGTGGCGGGACATTGCGGCTCGTATTCCGATCAGCGGCCTCAACCCGGAACGGCTGAAGGTGTTTGCTGAAGCCGCGTTCAAAGCAGCCGGGGCGCACGCTGTTCCAGTCGTCCACAAAGGCGAACTTGTGATCTGGGTGCCGCGCTCCATTAAATACGACACGATGCCTCATTTGGAATTTTGCGCATTGAGCGATGCAGTCGAGACGACGATTGAGCAAGAGACTGGAATTAAAGTAGAGCAACTGTTGGCAGAAAGAGCAGCGTAGGGAGTTTGGTGATGGATGAAGTTGAACTATCAAAAAGTGTTAACTTAATTGCAGGCCGGATCGCTTTAACAATCAATGCACTCAAAAATAAAGTATCATTGTTGAAAGACGATTTGCGGAAAGAACGCGCAAAGTCAAAGCGGCTTCAAGAAACCTGCGAGTTACAAGCGGATATGATCCGCAAGTCAAAAGAGCGCACATATTCTTACAAGGCAGACAAGGTGAAGCTGAGGGAACCGGCATGACCCACGACCCATACCATGTCACGTCGCGCAAGCCTCTCACGGCCAAGCAGAAGCTAAAGATGTTTGTTGAGCACAACGGCATCTGTTGCGTGTGCGGCGGCAAGATCGACGGCGTGAAGCAGGCTTGGGACGAACACGTTGACCCGCTTTGGCGCGACGGCACGAACGACATGCAGAACCGCCGTCCTGTGCATGTTGCTTGCGCCAGACAGAAATCAGCGGATGAGACGAAAGATCGGGCGAAAGGCCAGCGTATAGCTGAGAAGCATTTTGGCGCGAAAGAAAAGCGCGGCCCTGCAATGCCAGGGACAAAGCGATCAGGCTGGAAGCGCAAGATCAATGGGGAGACGGTAAGGCGATGAGCGACATAGTGGAACGGCTGAAATTCGAGATTGAGAATGATAGCCCGCTTCCGGGCATGATGTTTGTCGAGAGCGAAGAGTGCATTTCCGAAATCACCCGCCTCCGTGCCGAGCTTCAAATTGCGCAATCCATCCTCGGCAGAAAGTTGGTTGAGTTTTGCGCCGATAAGGCTGCGCTGGTAGAGGCGCTGGAATGGTACGTTGACCATGACGATGCAGGGCCGAACGATGAATATCACTTGGCAGGGCTAGAGCGAGCCCGATCCACCCTTGCTCAAGCCAAAGCCGGTGAACCATGAGGCTCATGCAACGGCTTCGCACCATCGAACCAGAACGGGCGGAAGCCGCAAACGACCCGGTGCAAATCGAACCGATCACCGCTGACAGCCTATTGCGAGAAATCGCCCGACACAAAGCCAGGTTTTTAGAATGCCGTGACCAGATGCGAGAGGCCCGCACCGACTGGCAAGCATCAATTGAAATGTACGAAGCGCACATCAAAAGCCTGAATGTTTTTGATCTGAGCGAACCTATGGAGATTGAACCATGAGTGAGACAGAGACGGGCGGGAAGTGGACGCCGGGGCCGTGGCGCTACGCCTATGACCCAATCCGAGATGATTGGGGATACATCCGGCTGGCAAACAAAGTCGTAATAGCACGGGCAAACACATTCAAGCTTTGTACGGAGGATGATCTTTCCCTTCACCGTGAAAATGGAACCGATCCTTGCGCGGCAGATGCCCGCCTTATCGCCGCAAGCCCTGCCATGGCGGATGCGCTGGAAAAGGCAATTCCGGTCCTGCTATCGGCGCATGAGAATGATGCCTCGGTTGTTTCATGGGCTGCTCTCGAACGCGCTCGCGCAGCGCTCAAGATCGCAAAGGGGGAGTGAGATGATTAGGCTCATCATTCGAACCGTCGACAGTTCGACGGCATATCATCTTGGCGGGCCAGGAACACCAATCGCAACGTCGTATCAGACATTTGATGTTGATGCGCCTAACGTCGAAAAATTCCTGTCCGAATTTGATGGAGAGACCAATAGCTGTGTTGAGCGGCAAATACTGGGTGTTGAAGTTCTTCCCTCCCCTCCCCAGCAAGAGGGGGGGTGAGGAGATGGACGACAAAGACAAAGCGCTTTTCGACAAGTTCAACACCGCGTTCAATTCAAGCCGATCCTCATACGAGGATTCTATTGTTGCAGTTGCCAAGGCAGTGATCGACGCCGCCGTTAAAGCGGAACGTGAGGCGTGCGCGAAGATTGCCGATGACCACCATGAATCCGCCTCGCTGGTTGTTTTCACGCTTGAGAGCGGACCAGAACGAGACGCGGAATTAATCAAGGTTGATACGGCAGTCGAGATCGCCGCTGCCATCCGTTCCCGTTCCAGCGAGGGCGGCAATGGCTGATCGTCGCACAGTTTGCTGGTTCAGCGCCGGGGCTGCGTCTGCGGTCGCAACGAAACTTACGCTTGCGGACAACCCAAGCGCCGTCGTTGCGTATTGCGAAACAGGCGCAGAGCACCCCGACAACGCGCGGTTCCTGCGCGACTGCCAAGCGTGGTTCAAGCGTCCAATTGAGCGCATTCGGTCAGATCGGTTCGCCAGCACTTGGGACGTGTTCGAGAAGCGCCGTTATTTGGCAGGCATCGAAGGCGCACCATGCACGATGGAGCTAAAAGTTAGGCCCCGTCTTGAATGGCAAGAAGCTGCTGACATCAATGTGTTCGGATACACCGCAGACCGTCCTGACGTGGAACGGTCTAAGCGGTTGCGGTCGAATAATTTCGAAATGGCAATCCGTACGCCGCTGATTGATCGCGGGCTGACCAAAGAAGCGTGCTTAGCGATGATTGAACACGCAGGCATTGCACTGCCTCCAATGTACGCCATGGGGTTCCAGGGAGACTGGCAATGGATAAGCTCATGACCGTGAGGGAGGTGCGCGGCCAGTGGCTGACCCGCTCAGAAGCCGCGGCTAGGTGCCGACTGTGTGAGCGCAGCTTTAGCCAGCGCGTCAAGGAAAAGCGGCTACCAGCGGGGAAATCTCTAGGTCGCCGTTTACTGTGGGATCCGGCAGAAATTGACGCCGCGATAAGAGGCATCCAGAATGGACCAGTTGACCCAATCATGGCTGCCATCCATGCCGCCGAAGCTCAAGCTGCCGCCAAACGTCGAGCGCACCAGGGCTAAGGGGCGCGATTACTTTTATCTGCGGGTCAAAGGCGAGCGCATTGCCAAACTACCCGGAAACCCGGATATGCCGGAGTTTTTTGAGGCCTACGCCGCGGCAATGCGCCGGATCCATAGCGATCCCAAGCCAATCCGACATGCTGACGGCACTGTGGGATGGTTAATCGAGGCCTACAAGTCAGCGCCAAGGTATCAAAAACTCACCGCGGCAACGCAGGTTAGCTACGCCAAGGCTTTAGACCGGCTATCGGTCATAGGGACGTTCCCCGCGGTAGATGTTCGCCGCCGCCACATCAACGTCATTCGCGATACGCTGGCGGACACTCCGCGGACGCGCCAGCTATTTGGGCAAGTCTGCTCTGCGCTGTTCAATTACGGGATCCGCGAGCACGACCTAGAGATGTTGAACCCCGCTAGGCTCATGAAACGCGACGGTGAGGCCGAAAGCTACTTGGATTGGTCAGAGGACCAGATGGCCCTGTTTGAGGCATCTAGCCCACCTCTGCACCTCATGACGGCATATATGGTGGCTCGATACACAGGCCCGCGCCGCGGCGATATCGTTTCCCTCATGCGGTCACACTATAGTGGATCCGCTATTGCGGTCGCCGGATCCAAGAATCAGAACCCGGTGCTAGTGCCAGTGCACTATCGGCTTAAGGCCTATCTGGACGCCTTGCCGCCTGCACTGTTCCTGATTGCCGACGCCGCGGGCCGTCCGATCCGTCCCGAGCGGCTGTCCAAAGACATGCGTAAGCATCTCGACAACATAGGCCTCACAGAGTTGCACTTGCACGGATTGCGGCACACCGCGGGGAAGGCCTTAGCAGAAGCCGGGTGCAGCCCGCACGAGATTGCCGCGGTACTTGGCCACAAAACGCTGCAAATGGTGGAGCGCTACACCAAGAAAGCCCGCCAACGGCGCATGGCTGGATCCGCGGTCGTTAAGCTTGAGCGGAACAGAGACGAAACGTGAATCTGCCAAACTCTCTAGGCCACCTGCCAAACTCCAAAACGAAGTTAACAGCAAGTGGTTGAAATCCTTGGTGAGCCCGGTGGGGGACGATCCCACGACCCTCTGATTAAAAGTCTAGGGATTGTTCCATGAAATCAGAGCGGTTTGGCTAAAGATCATGGCAATGCGTGGCATATCCCAGCATTGAAAAGATTATGGAACATTCGACGGATGCCAAACTTTCCCGCGGGCCGTTCGAATGAGAAGGTGTCGCACGAACTAGCCGCGCAAGGCGCTGGTATCGCTAGCGGTTCGGAAACGGCTGATTTTGCAACCCGCCATCTACCCTGCCAACGACAGCGCAGCCAACCCAGCAGCCCACGCGCCACCATTTGGCATGGTTGCTGCTTTCTCGCGGATTTGCATTAGGGCTTCTGTGCGCTGGCGCAGCGCCGCCTCAAGCTCTGCGATGCGGGAATCCTTGCTGGCGTGCATTATCGCCGCTGCGAGACGGAATTTTTCGTCGTCGTCCAATGGCGATCCAAGCCAACGAATTGGGTCTTCCCTCTTACACGTTAGTTGAGCAGACGAGGCCGGGGCGCTTCATCTTCGTCATGACCTCAGTTGCCGTGGTCGTCATTTCCTCGTCCTCATCGTCGAACGTACCCAAATCAACTTCAACCGTGTCGGGATCATCAACGAGGCTAACGTCAACGCCTTCCATATCGCGCTCGTGCAGACCGTAAATGTTGATGTAGGTGCGCGTGGCTTCGGCCTCGTCGTTGGCCGCTATCCAATCCGTTCCGGCATTCGTCTCGATCACGAACAGTTTCATAGGTCAGTCCTTTGCCGGTGGTTCGATCGCTTCGCGCAGCGCTGGCGTGTGCTTGTCGGTGATTTCGACTGGCGTTGGCATTCTCTAGTCCTTTGCTTCTAACTTGCGGCGCAGTTCGCGCGCCATGACCGGGTGCATTACGAGCGAGCCGTCCGGCATTTGGAGTGCTTCTTTCTTCGGCGCGTAGGTGTAGATGCGGGATGCGTTGTGCCGCATCCGCCGAAGCGTGCGGGATGGCGATCTGACCTTTGACCAATCCTCATGACAGTCAACCATGTGAACACTTTCCACGATCTGCCCGAGACGCGGCGGGGGAGGCGACCCAAGATCGGCGATCATTCGATTCAGCTTATCGAACGATAGTGGGTTGCTTGGTTCAGGCGGGGTCATGTTGCTAGTCATCATGCCGAGGATCATGTCGTCCATCCTGCGGCCCAGTCGATTAAGTCTCTGCTCCAGGTCCATGACCCTTGCTCCTTATTCGCGCTCACCGCGCCCACCGAACTCTTTGTAGCACCGGCTGACGCTCCATCCCGTAAGACGTAGGAGCCGCCGCAGTTTATCGCGGTCGTCTAGCTTCGGGTCAAACCACAGCAATCGCGCGTCGGCTTCACCCTTCGCAACGTCCTTCTTTGGCCGTCCGCCGAGCTTGCCGTGGGCTTGCGCCTGCTTGCGATTGTAGGCCCGCGATCCCTTGGTCAGCCGCTCGATGGCGTCGGCAATCATGCCGTCACGCTCGCGCGGGTTTGACGACGTTCTGCCGGTGGAAACCTCAAGAACGCTCGCGCCGCGTTCCTCTATTTCCGCTATAATCGCCCACAAATCGCGCCGTGGATTATCCGTGCGCAGCTTCTTAGGTTCGGCAAGTAGCAGCGCGTGGCGCACCTTGACCACATCACCCTGGCGCAGGGTGATTAGCATTTCTACCCGTGCGTCGTGCCTCGACAAATCGAACGTCACGCCGCAGCCGCCTGCCTCAAGTTCAGCCCGTTGCGGACCCTCGGGGTAGCGGGGCAGTGCCCGTATAATGCAAACATGGTGTTTCTGAAAGGTCATGTTTAGAAACGTATCACAACCCTATTGACACAAGCAAGCCGAATGTGTAGGTTGTGAATATCAGACGGGCAACCCGAGCTGACCAGCGCCTCGTGGATCAGGGGCGGAGAATGAAAATGACGAACCATTCAAAACGCGCCACGACCTACACGGTCCTCAATCGTCACGGTGAGGTACTGGGTGCTGGTGAAACGCTTGCCAGTGCTGCAAATGTCGTCATGGGCTATGACGGTCATGAGTTTGAAATCCGCCCAGCAGACGGCGGCTTCGATCTCTGGACTTCGTCATTCAGTCGGAACTCCACAGCTTACAACGGCCTCACCAAATCGGTTGTTTTTAGTCGCCACACTGACGAAGAGCTGGCGACTGCCGAGATTTACCGGAGCGTCATTCGCAAGGCTGACTGGTGGTGCGGTTGTCGTGTCATGACAGATGCTGACTACGCTGCCGAATGCGCAGAACTCGACGCCGAAGATCAAGCATAAGGAGCTCCAGCCATGAGCACGAGCCCAGAAAGCATTGCGGATGCGCTGCCGAGAGAAATCAAGCGCGTCCAGCAAAAACGGGAGCGTTGGCTTGGCTATGAGCGTGAGGCAGGCCCGCAAGCAAACTTCAAGCCTGCCTTGTTTATCATGCAAAATAGCATTGATAACGCCGTCGCTGCTCTGGCCAGCGGCGATGTCACGGAGATGATTGCCGCGTACCAAGACCTGCAAGATCAAAGCGACAACGACTAGCAAAGGACACCCGTTACATCGCCAGCCAAAACACCCTGGCCGATGCGTGCACCACTTACAGCCCCCTATCACCTAGAGCAGGAGGGGCAAATAGGAGGCGAGTCAGCGTTGATTGCTGCCGGTCGTGACGCTGGCGTGCCTCGTCCAGCAAACGGAAGCCAGCAATCCCAACGCTGACAGCGACAGCCCCCCACATCACAAACCTAAAAACTTCAATGCTGCGTCTGGCTTGTAAATGATCAGCCACAACACGATCAGAATGACGATTGGAGCGGGTATTTTTCCCATTGGCGTTGATACCGTTTGGGCTTCTGGCTCCGGCTTGGTTTCGAGTGACGTGACCCTGCCCTCCAGATGGTCGATCCGAAGGGCCAAAATCTCCGGGTCGTGCCTCAAGCGAGCGCTTAAGGTTTGCCAAAGCATCGTCAAGTGTGCGGGCATGCGTATCCATCATCGCTCTACTCATGGCCAATGGGGGTTGGGATGTGGGACACTCATCAACGGATCATGTGTCGGCGTCATGCGCTGCCACGGTGGGCGGGAGTCGAAGGGGATTGCGCAACCTGCAAGCGATAGGGCTAGGATTAGGGCGAGCGTTTTCATTTGGACGCCACCTTCTGCTCTACGTCACATGGAGCTTTCAACACCGTTTCTTTGCCGCTCTTAAGCGTCTCATAGCGGCTATTGTGCTCTGCAATTTCCTTTTGCGTTTGGCATGTGTCCTTTCGGCTCATGCTGATCACCTTGAAGGCATCAAGAGCGCCTTTAGTTGTCGTTGCGGACATTTGGGTCGAGCACGCCCCAAGAACGGGGGTCACGAGACTTAGCGCCAACAGTATTCGCTTTATTGACATTGGCTGTATCCTGCTTTTCGATCTTGGCTGTGGCCTTCGCCGCACCCTTCGTTTGCTGGTTCCACGCAAACCCAATAATCGACGCAACAATACCAAAGCCAATAGCTGCAAACCGGCAGAATTGCTTGAATTTATCGTACCCGTACTTGAGAATTAGAGCCTCAATCATGACTTGTTGCCCCCAAGTTTTTCAGCGATTGACGGGAAAAACCACAGCACACCGCATACGGCAGCAATCATCGTGAACGTGAGCGGCGCGGCAAGGATCGTCGCTTTAAACGAGACGATCTGTTCCCCGATGCCTTGCCATGCTGTGGCGTTGGTCAGGCTGTTGGTGACAGCAGACGGCACTGGTGGCAGCGTGGGCGTCAACGCTACGGTCGCCGAACCGCCCGTCCCTGCCACAACGGCGGCGACTTTCGCGACGGTCGCCACGGCCTCAGCCGTCCGCATTTCAGCCTTTGGCGTCGGCACGTCGTTCTCTGGACTGAACGCGGGCGCAACCGGCTCAAGGAACGCGCAGGCGTGCGCCTGAGACCATTGTTCGTCCGTCATGGGGTAATCCCGCCCCGCCTCCTGCAAGGCCATTGCCTTAGCCAGCGGGATAGCTTTGGACGGATCGCGCAACAGGTCTTTGGTCAGCAGGTCGGAGCGCTTAATTCCGCCCTTCTCCTCAAGTACCTTGATGTAGGTCGAAACGTAGAACGCGCCGCACCATTTGGTGATGGCCTTCTCAATCGTCATGCCGGTGTATTTGGCGTTGAGCAGATCGAAAAGTGCGGCCCCGCCCTGAATGTCAGAACGAAAGGTCGCGATCAGATGCTTGCCGTCCTTGCTCATCAAGGTTTCGTAGGAACTGGACCCGAACTTGCGAGCGCTTTTGCCGGGATATTGAGCGCCTGGGTTGCGGTTGCGTATCGACGCCGGAACGATGGTCATGGGATCTGCCCCTGTGTTGTACGGGACGCAAACGCAACGGGTACGGTTAGGCGTTAAGAGTCTCAGGCCCAGTAACTATCGTCGGCGTAGTCAGCCGGGATCGGCGTCATTGCCTGGAGCGCGAACGAGTGCGCCCAGAGCGGCTGGCGCGATGCCGTCGCCGCCATCAGGATGTACTGCCACTCCAGTGCCGTGATCGTCGCGGGGCCGGTATCGGTGACGACGGTCAAAGTGGTAGCGCCCGCGCCGAGCGCGATCATGGCCTGGGTCGCCTGCGTGACCTCGTCCCAGCCCTTCATGTCGGCTGGTGTTGTGCCGATGTGGTGGACGCCGCGTGCGTCTCCAAAAACATAGTCAAACCCGAGCGCCATGCGGCGCTCGCGCTCGGCCACGATGTCAGCGACGGTCACTGTCGCCGCTCGGGTTGTGACAACCCCCATGCCCCAATCCACAATCCATCGTTCCACGGGTACCCCCGGCAACGTGACTGGATCAACGATAACGTGTTGGGCACCGGGTGGCACGAGCGCGGAAACCATGCGGGCCTCGAACTCGGCATCGGTCTCGGCTGGCGTCACAACCCGTTGCGTCGCTGGCGTCACTATTTCGACGGTAGCAGGCGTGACGATTTCCTCACTCTCCGGCGTGATGATCGTATCGCCATCCATGACTGCCGGCACGGTGCGCGTGACAGCAGGAACGTCCCTCGTCACTGCCGGGATATCCTCAAACACAGCGGCAATCATCGCGTCATGCGAAACGCTGACTGTGGTGATCGGATGCGCAGGCGCTTGATAAATTATAAACATCGCTGGCTCCTAAATGATCGCGAACGAAAACTTCGCGTCTTCGGCGTTGTGGGCGTTGTTGACCGTGAAAATTCGGATCGTGTTGCCTGACCGGAACGTGTCGTCCTCAAATCCAATTTGGACGTTGCTCGCTGTCCGAGCCGTGGTGACAAACACCTCAACGTTAGCGGGCAGCGTTCCAGCGAGCACGATCTCGTATGTTCCAGCAGCCAATCGGGTGCAGGATGTGACACCGACCGACCGCAACAGCGCGCCGGTGGAACCATTGACGCGCCCATGAGCCATGATCTGATTGGGTGGCGGATTGCCAGCGTGGTATATCTCGTAAGAGTTGAGGCCCATCGACCATCCGCCACACGCCAACTTGTTGTTAACGTCCAGACCGAGGCACATGGCGAACGCGCCGGGACGATGGAACGACATGTAGGCCGCAGCACCAACGCCTAGTCCCTGGACCATCAGGCCACCGGTGCCATAACCAACGGTCGCTGCCTGATAGATCCCCCCCTGCTGGTTGCCCTGAAAGTTCGATTGTGACGACGAGTTTACATTCGGGGTGGAGATCGGGCCTCTGAAGCGGGCCTCTGTTGAGGTCAGGCGTAACTGCTCGACGCCGTCGACGTTGAAAAACAAGTGGCCGCCGGTCATGGTCACGCCGTCGCCGGAGCTGATCCCCAATGGATAGGCGCCGCCCGCAGCCAGAGCGCCAGCGTGGAGCTTACCGCGCGATCCGGCGGATAAATAAACACCGGTCGTAGAGTTCATGGTCCAGGAACCGGCCACGAGAGCAGTCGATACTTTTAGTGACCCGGATATTTCAATTTTGAAGCTGCCAGTCGGCGCCATCCCGATGCCGACGTTGTTCGATCCGTCGATCTGAGCGATCCCAGCCCAACCGGCGAGCACTGCGCTGTACGCCTGAACGGAGACGCCGAGAGATGCAGCGATCAGGCCGGTGACGCGCGCGTTCGTATGGTAGAGATTGACAGCGCCCTCCGTCACCGCATCGGTCGACCCCGGCGACGCCGAAATCTCGACGTAGGCGCTGCCCGACCAGCGATAGATTTTTCCAGTGTCGAGCGCGATGTAGATTTTCCCAGCTTCGCCGGGCACCGGAAACGAAGCGAGCGCATTGAATTCCAGCACATCATCGACGTAGGCTGGGAGATAGGCTGCCGGAACCCGCGAGGTTGCGTCAAGCGGCGCGACGCCGTTGGCCGCGCCCTTTGACGCCGACGCAAGAGCGTCCGTGATGCCGTAGCCCGCGAGTGTCGTGGGCTTGTTGACAATGCGTTGGACGCCGGTCGAGACGGCCCAGTCGGCAGGAAGTTGGTTAGCCAAGGCCGCTGCCGCCGAGGCTGCCGCCGCTGTTGCCGAGTTGGCCGCGCTAGTTGCTTGTGTCGATGCGGCGGTGGCGCTGCCAGCAGCAGCCGTCGCCGAGTTAGCTGCATTGGTGGCTGACGTATCAGCGCCGGTCTTGGAGGTAGCAGCCCCCGTCGCGCTAGTAGCGGCAGCGGTCGCGGAGTTTGCTGCCGCCGTCGCTGCGCTTTGCGCCGACACAAGGTTTTGGACAATGACAATCCCGGTTGCCGAGGCTTGATTGGCAGAGTTTAGAGCCGAGGTTGCGCTGCTTGCTGCCGCTGTCACCGAGGTTGCCGCGTTCGCTTCCGAAGATGCTGCAGAGTTCTTCGATGACAGCGCTTGCGCCGCACTCGTTGCGGCCTTGCCCTCGCTGACAACCGCCGCATCTTTCGAGCCTGCCGCTGCCATGGCAAAGGCCGCTGCCGCCGTGGCGGCGTTTTCCGACGCCGTCGCCTGATCGGTCGCGACCTGCGCTTTCGTCGTCGCCGTCGTCGCGCCAGTCGTGGCGATGGTGGCCTGATCGGTCGCAACCTGCGCCTTCGTCGTCGCCGTCGTCGCGCCAGTCGTGGCGATGGTGGCCTGATCGGTCGCGACCTGCGCTTTCGTCGTCGCTGTGGACGCACCCGTCGAAGCGATGCCTGCCTGATCAGTCGCGGTCTGCGCCTTCGTCGTAGCGGTCGCCTGCGCGGCCTCTGCCTCGTCGCGCGCCGCCTCGCAGGCGGCAACCGTGTCGGCCCCACCCGGGTCACCTTTGACCAGCACGAGGTTCATGGCGATGGGCAGCGCGTCGGCATCGGTCGCAACCACATCGTAGCCAACGCTACCGGCGCGCTCGATGTAGTAAACGGTCAACGGCGCAAGCGGCGTTGGCAGCGCAGCAACGATCTCGCTCGCACGAACTGGAATGGTCATTGGGGCACCTCTTCAATTTCGATTTCAAAGGCGAAGCCCTCGGGCAGGGGCGGGGCGGGAACTGGCAACGGCGCGGTCTCAAGGCCAAACTGCACCCGCTGCGTCCACGACACCGAAAACAGCGCGACGCTTCCCGAGAATTCGCGCAGCTTGCCGCTGTAGAGGTTCTCGATGATGACATCGCGGGGCGGCTCGACGAACGCGAGCGCGAACGTGTTGCGATGGATGCGCGCCGCGATCCGCTCGGCGAGGTCCATCGCGGATTTGTGGGCAGGCCAGTTCGGCGCGGCCTTGGTCACCACGAACGCGGCGACGACCAGATGCGCCTCGCGCCCACCCGTCGACATTGCGTCGGTGTGCGATGGACCGGCAATCGACACCCGCACAGCCGGCGCTTTGACGGCGTAGGATTTCAACTCATCCAGCTCAAACGGGCCGAAGTGCTCATCGACGGCAACGCCGGTTAACGCCGCCTTCAAATCGGCTGTAACGGCCTCATGAAAGCGGTTGAAATTGCCGGTCGGCGGTTGGTCAACCATTGAGCTGTCTCCCAAGCATGGTCACGAGGTGGCGCTCCATCTGCGCGCGGTTCGCCACACTGATCCCGAGATAGGGGCGGGCGGGGATGGTGACGCTGGTTGCAAACACCATCCGGTCACCGGCGCGGAACACGAGGAAGCGGCCACTCGTTGGCAGGATCGTCCCGCCGGTCTGATGGATGGCGGCATAAACGAGGTTGGAACCCCAGCGGACGGACGCGCTGCCTTCGACGGCGTGATGGATGCTGTCGCGCAGGAAGCCCTGTTGCACGAGGATCGAAGTGCCACGGCGGTTAGGCCGCCACGGCGTGCCGTTCGGCGCGGTCTTCTCAGACGCGATGCGGCGCTTGGTCTGCATCTCGCCGATCTGACCCAGCCCGTCGAGCACGAGTGTGCGATTGAGGGCTGCAAGGTTGTCCACCCGCCGCGTGAGGCGGTCGAACGAGCCGTCCATCGTGACGTTGAGGACGACGCCGGTCATGGCCGGTGCCCCGCGACAAGCAGCGCGGTCCCGATCATCGACACCATGACACGGGCGACAGAGCCTACGGCGTCCTCACGCCAGGTCATCGCGGCGAGTGCCAGCAGGCCGATCAGCGCCGCGTAGATCAATGCAGCAATGGCGCTGGCGATGCCAGCAAGCGGTGGCGGATTACTGACGGTGAGCGGTCGGGAGAACGGCATCACAGCCTCCGAAGCAGTTCGCGACCAAAAAGGCGCGGCGTGCTTTCGACGAGAACGGTTTGCGGCGAAGCCAGCGGCGGCGCGCCACTGGCGGCTGCGGCGGCAGATTGCGCGCTGGTTGGAATGGATCCCAGACCGGCGACGCCCTTGGCAACGTCTTTCAGAAACGCAATCGCGTCTTCGTAGCGCTGACGCACGTCTTCGCCCATCAGCGTCGGGTCGCTCGCCATGCGGTAGACCGCGATGGAGACACAGCAATCGCGCAGCACGCCGGAGGCGCGCGGAAGGGGCAGCGCATAGCGGTTGGAGATGTAGCCGTCGATCACGTCGGAGGCTGTGTTCAGCGCGCGCTCGATCTTGGCGGCGTCGCGGGTGCCGTTGGCGTCGATGTCCGCCAGCATATCGAGCCGGGGCGCGCCGTAAATATCAATGATGTCCTGTTCGCTGGCGTAGGGCATGGCGGGGCGCTCTTTCAGGACAAGAAACGGACCCGGCGGCGGGGTCAGACCGCCGGGCCGTCAGCCCGTGCGGGGGACGGGGACGCGGAACGCAACGGACGCTACAAAACAGGTGGGGTCTCTCCCCCTAGTCACGCCTCATACGGGGCGTCCCGGTTACTGCCCGCAAGGGCAGGTCGTGGGCGGGCCTAGATCAGGCCAGCCAAGGGGTCTGGAAAATCTCGACCAAGTTGCGGTCGGTGTTGGTCGCGCCGTTCGGCAGCCGTTCGGCGAGGATGATGTCGCGGGCGGCATCAGAGTTCGACGTACCGACGACGAGCAGGTTGGGCGTGAGGCCAAGCGGACGGCCATTGTCGCCGGTCATGTTCATCATGGCGGTGCGGGCCGCGCGGAAGTTCTCTTTCGTGAGCGCTGCCTTGCTCCCGAACGCCATCTGCCAGAAGCCGAAACCAACGTTGCAGCGGCCATCGGTGCCGTAAATGAACTGCTTGGTGTTGAACACTTCATCGGAGGTCTTGGGGTCCGTTTTCGCGATAAAGTCGAACTTCCGGCGGTTCTGGAAGATGACCGGCTTCAGGGCGCGACTGGTATCGAGCAGGAACCACGGCGCAGACGCGCCAGCCTGCATGTTCGAGACGGCGACTTCCTTGCCCTTTTCGTTCGTGACAGGGTGGTTCGCCGAGAACATCGGCTGCTTGTCGTAGCAGGTTTCCGTAAAGCCCCGGCTCAAGATGCCGAACACCAACTCGTCAGGGAATACGGCGATGGAGCGGCCAAGTTCTGTCATCAGCGGCGCATAGACGCCGAAGCTGTCGTCTTCGATATCGTCGCGGTCGACCGCAATCGTGCTCTCGAAGCTCTTGTTGGCAATGGAGTAGTCGTGTGCCGAGATGTTGGTGACGACGCGGTCGCCGAGCCATTCGCGGATGCGCGGGGCTTGCCCGAGCCAAGCATATTTTTCCGACTTAGTGGTCGACGGGACCACGGTCGCTATCCGCGTATAGCTCGGCTTGACGCCATCAAACCCGTTGTTGAATGCGGCTTTGTAGCCGATGAACAGGTTCGCGAGATTGCCTTGATTGATGATCATCGGCTTATGCCTTTTGCAAGATTGAAAACGGTAGTCCCTGCGCAATCCGCGCCGGGCTAGTGGAACGTCAGAGGGTCAGATCAGAC